GTGTATGCCACTGACGAACTGGAAGCGATGAGACGTTGCTTCTCAATTGCCGCCATTATGTTGGAAGAAAGCGGCAGGGAATACGATGAATCGCACTTAGCAGAGACTATCATCAAACTGTACGATGGTGGACTTCGAGATATGGAAAAGTGGGCGGAACTAGCTGCAAGGCTTGCAGAAAAGCATGCGAATGAGTTTTTGAATGCGGGCTTAGATAACGCCAACTGGTCCAAAACAGGTTAATTAGCTAACTATTTTTTTTAATTTGGAACAATCCATTCATTTGCTTGTTTAGGCTGCGCCCTCCAGTTGAAAGCAGGCTGATGCCTATACATCGAGATTTAATCAACGCGGCTAAAAAGACCAAGTCACTGAAAAACGTTCATTTGACTGACGCGGGCCGGGCAATCGGCCTTGGGTTAGTAGAAATTCACGCTGCAGAGCATAATGCAGCAGACAAGTTCGATGAACTCTTAAGAAAGTTGGATGAGTTCGAGATAAAAGAGAAATAATCTGCGTACGTGCGTACAGACTTGTGAACTTTTTTCTCTTCCAAAACGAAATCATTTTGATAAAATTTTGCCGCGCTTCGTGACAGGAAGCTGGGTCCAGGCGAAGCGCAGCCCCGGCCACTCGATCACACCTCTCGTGCCGGGGCTTTCCCTAGTAGTGACTTACTTCGCGCGCAGTTCGATCGCCTTCAATCTCTCAGCGAAGAATATGATCTTATTCAGATCGTAAAGGCGGCTGGCTGCGTCCTTCTCTCCAAAACGATAGCAAGCCTTAAAGATGTTGCCGAGCGCAAAGGACATGCCTTTGTGCTCAATAAGGTCGTTTAGCTCGCTCGCGCCTTCGGGCAGCTCATAATAGCTGGTTGAGCCGCCGTCAGATTTGATCGCACTGCTGGATCGCATGCCAAGATCAGTTAAATGCACAGGCTTCGGCATAGGCACCTTAGGTTTATCCAACTCTCCACGCGCGATCTCACGGTCAATTCTTGCATCTGGCACCATTACACGTCCTCCGGCGGTGCTGGCGGCAGCATCCAATGAGTTGGTACGGGTGGCATTCCACCGTCAAAGCGCTCGTCGAACCAGCCCATTTCACCCACGGGCGCGCCATTAAGCCAATGATGGTGAGTGAATGCGCAGCCGGTTATGCGTCCAAAGTTCGTCCACAGATCGACCTCAGTCCCATCTAAAGGCGCAGTCTCCATTCGCTGCCAGCTACTCATACACCCTCCCCCACCTTACGCTTTGGCTCTTCGAACTTCTCAGTCATAGGCCCGCCAGCAAGCAATCCGCGCAACGCTGACAGCTTATCTTCCACAAGCGGCCTGAAGCGCCTTGCAGCAAACGGCGGGTTTTCGTAACCAAACTGCGGGCAAGTTCCGCGATCTACGCCCTTGAGGCGTACGCCGATGTAAGAGCCATGAATATAATGCTCAAAAGGTCCGATCCACTCTATCTCGTAAATCTGGCCTTCCTTCACCTCGAGGTATTGCTCAAAGCCAACGACTGAATCGATGCAGACCACTTTTTGCCCAACATGGAATTGGTTCATTCTGTGTCTCCTTCAATAATGGCTTCGGCAATAATGCCTCCTGCAATTCTATGTATATCCGACCACGCATCCTCATCGTCGAATACGCAGATCGCTATCGCAGCACATCGCTGCCTTTCTGCAAGGACGGCTGCTGCAATTCTCTCCTCGATGTGACGCTCAAGTTTAATTGCTGCAATATTTTCGCCCATCACGCCGCTGCCCTATTCTCAATGCTTCGGTACTCAACCGCCACATCGTGCTGCATCGCTCGATCGATGCCCATCTTCATTCCGGCGCTGATACCACGATCAGAGTAAACAACGCATTTCGTAGCCACGCGATACCAGGCAAGACCGGCCTCAATGCCCAACGACCGTTCATCGGGCCGCATATCGTCCAACACTTGCGTGTGCAGCAAATGGCTAGCAATCGGTGCCTCGCCTCGTCGCAGGCTGTCTAAGAGGCACGCTCGTGCATATGCTATGTTGCCGTCCACGTCGCCGCTGTAAGGTGTTTCGATGATTGAGAGTGGTTGACGGTTGTCGTTATAAGGTTTTGGCAGGCACCTTATAACCCCTGTTCTTAACAGCCGCCCTTCAACAGCTGCGCGTGCGGCTTGGTCTTCTCCTTCTTCAAGCATATGCTCTCCTCGTGTTGTGGTGAAACGCCGCTTGGTGGGCGGCGTGGTTGGTATTGTCTTGATGCGGTTTCCAAGCCTACACTGATAAACAATCAGGGAGGCCGATATGCAAATATTAGACGCCAAGTACGTTGGGAACTCAGCATCCATCACTGTGCAGTTCTCCGGCAAGAAGGTGGTCGTGGAATATGGCCCAATAGCTCCACCAATAGACGGAAGGATGCGTTCCCCATTCATCGACAATAAGGATTTAGCCATGAAAGAAATTTTGGCACAAACCAGCCAACTTGAAACTGAAATTCGAGCGGCCGTTGCAGACTATCTAGCGTCCCATAAGGGCTGACCGTTAGGCTGCAGCCCCTTGACTTTCCGCATTATCATTCACAGCCGCATATTTCCCTGCGACCATCTCGGGCCGGAGAGTATCGCGACCGACTTCACCGAACTGCTTGCTATAGGTAATTCGCTTTGCTGATCGACCTGACAGCCACCCACCTCCAGCCGCATAAGCATCTGGTGCCGCGAGCGTTTCATGCTGCTCGACATACATCAGCGTGCCTTTTCTGGCATCGTCGCTGTGTCGGTGTCCGATATGGACGTAGGCTTGTAGCGAGCGACCGAACATGGCGCGGAACATGCCAGCAATCGTGCCTTCGATATTCGCGATGCCGCGCTTATGTCCATGATGATAGGCCAGCATCGTGTTGCCCCACTCGAATGCGTAATAGAGCGACGGTGAATTATCGACAGTGATACGCGGCTCGTTCTCGTACATTACGGCCAGCATTTCACGCAGCCAAGCAGATGAGGCTGGGTCGTGGTTGCCCGAAGCCATCACGACATGAACACGCTCGTGCTTCTGCAACAGCATATCGATGATGCGGCGGATCGTGCGGATCACAATGCGAATAACTTTCTGCAGTCGGCTGTCCGCATCCAGAACATGCTTATGGGCAGGCGTGACGCTTTCAAGCGCATCGTGGTGCATAAGGTCGCCGAGCTGTGCCAGAATGGCCGTGTGAGCGTCAGGCGCTTGCGCTACGGCGGCAGAGAACCAATCAAGCAATAGCTGCTCAGCAATACGAAGATCGTAGTCGCTGCCAGTTTCTTCGCGCCACGACATCATGCCGAAATGGTTGTCAGTGATCGTGAACTGGTTCAATAGATCCTCGCGGCATCCCTTCGGCGCAGGCATGATCGACACGCGCGGCAGGTCTTCTTTGAGCGCTTCAACCATTGCAGTAATGGCAGCACGCTGTTGATCGGCGTCCGCGCGCTCCATTATGTGCTGAGTGACGATGCGCCCTTCGCTATTAACGAGCGTCGTCTTGCCTTTAACGACCAAACCGGCAGTGGCTACATAAACAGGGCCAGCCTCTTTAGTCTGGCGCATATACGTGCCGTTAGGCGTCTCTGTCAGGCTTTTGATTGCGTAGCCGGGCAGCGTTTCCTTCGGCCCCATCAAGCCCAGCTCCGCCGCGCGTTTGATACTGTCGTGAAACGCAGACTTTTTGACTCCGCAAGCAGCAGCGGCCTTCGTTATCGTGCCGTACTGCTGATAAGCAGCAACACGGCGGGTTAGTTCTTGGTTTGAAAGGCGCGTGTTCGCCCGCTGTCTGTCATTGGACATACAGTCTCCTCGTGTTGGTTGGTTTGCGGGTTGGTGGCCCGCAATCTGTCATTGTGGTGGAAGTGAAAGGGGCGTCAACAGGTTTGGGCCGAAATAACGCCAGAAAGTCCCTAATTCTTTGACTGGCAAATACCTCAGCTACCCGACCTTCCAAAGATCGTCTTTCGTAATTGTTAAAATAATTAATGAATAATTACATGTAAAAAAGCTATCTACGATCGTCATTTTAATAACTAAAATAAATATAATTTGACAAAATCAAAATAAATCTTTATGGATTATTAATCGATATTTTCTTGATGTGTTTTGCTTATTGCGCGTTTAGCATCGCGCCCTGAACGAACCCCCTTTTAAAAATCGTTATCACTTTGCGTCA